TAGCTCTGTCTGTTAAAACTTTTAATATATTCTTAAACATTACATCATCTAAGTCTAATAAGTATTGGGGCGGTATCCCGGTTTCTACTGCAATTTGTGCAATAAGATAACCAAAACTACCGCGCCCAACTATTCCAGGGGGTCATCATCTAGTACCTCAACTTTAGCTAAGGTTTCTAGAAAATCTGCCCCAAAACTTTTTACTACTTCCCCGCTAGTGCGTAAACACTCCCAAGCAAGCCAATAAACGTCACTCTGTTTTTCATCATCTCTAAAGGCTTTGTGAAAACCTTTTTTTGCATACATCTCAAAGGCATACTCAATACGGGGCGTAATCTTATGCTCGGTTACGCTGCCGTCTGCCCTTGTTATTTTAAGCTTTGCCATTTTGTGCCCCTTTGTTTTAGTTATTGTGTTACGTCTACTACGATAGGTGAGTTACAAGTAAATGTAATGCTCTGTGTAGAAATATCGCCAACAGCGCCGTTAATGTCTGTAGTGTTATTAACTAATACTGTGGTTTGATATTCTGGGTTAGTTGCAGATATTACCGCGCTAGTTTGTTTTAATGTTAGCGGTACAGTAGTACCCCACGCGGCTTGCAAGGTTGCAAGTACGTTTGATGCTGCCGTATCGTTTAGAAAATCAAGCGTGATAGTGCTGGCCTCTAAACCTTTTACAAACTTATGTGCGGTATCGCCCATAGCTGTAACTTCAAGCTCATCAAAACTACGGTTAATAGTTGCGCTAGTAACGTGGTCTGATAGGGCTACGCTGTTAAGCGTTACTACTACGCCGTTACTTAAAAAAATTGCCATTAGTTATGCCTCGTTTTCTGTTGTCGGTGTTTCTGTGTCTTTTATTGCTTTTTGCTTTGTTTCTTTAACCTCTTTAGGCAGTTCTTGGCCTATCTTGATAAGAAACGCTTTATCTTCATCTGTTAGTGCCATTTTAGCTCCAGCTCGTTAGTACGGATATTTGTAAATCACTTGTTAGCAGGTCACCGCTAGGCAGCGTTAAAACGCTAGGTGCAGTTACAGCGGTAACGTTAAATACAATAGAGCTAGCTGCTAATAAACCAAACACGGCTACTATCGTATCTTCTATGCCTTGTAAGTTGCCTTCATTAGAAAACATAGGCACGGTCATAATAATTTTGAAATTAGCCATAGGCGATATAGTCGCTTGCTTATTATTGCTAGGCGTTAAATAAGGGTCTGCCGGGGCTACTACTACGCTGTTAGCTACTATTGTGCTAGGTGGAAAACTAAAAGTAGACCAAACAGAGTTATTAGCTAAGGCAGCGGCTATAGTGCTGCGTAGTGTAGTTATCGCGGCTGGCATTATCCGACCATAGCGTTAGGTGAAAGATACGGGGCTAGTAAGCCGCGTATAGATGCCATTAAAGTATTACTCATCTTAAACGGGCTAGGGCTGTAACCGTCTACGCTCACGCCGCCGTTTTGTGTGCTAAATCGGCTAGTCCAGATATTCTCAGCTAACATAAGTGCAGCTGCATTTATAGCAGGTGTATTAGCGTAAGTAGCCGTCTTTGTATCATCACCCGTCATAGTGCCACTAGGTACTACGCGCCTAAAGTTTTGGTTAGCTGCCGTTTTTGCATATTGTATAAAACTGTAACCCTGTGGGTACTGGTAATAATTAAGCTGTAAATTAAACGCTGGTAAAAGGCTAGTGCTACCAGAGCTAAAAGGTAAGGTGCTAGTAATTGTGTAGTTGCCGTTAAAAGTAGTGCCAGCCCCGGCTACTGTGACGGTTTGACCAGTAGTAAATAGGCCGGGGTTGGCTATCATTACTGTAGCTACGTTACTTACTAACGCTGTCCCAACTACAGGTGCAGAGTCAAACCATAGAAAACCGTTTATTAAATCTTGCGCCGTTTGGCAGGTGTCCTCTATCCAAGTGTAGCTATCGTACAAAGTGCCTACGCCTAATGATGCTTTAAGTGTTGCAGCTGTTACGTATGTGGCTGGCATATTTGTACCTTTCTTTGTAGGTCTGGTAGAGCCAAAGGGCTAAGGCCCTACCAGACTATTAGTTATTTATTACGCGATATTTAGGCGGCAGATACCGTTAGGGATCTTGGCAATAGTTGCCATAAAGCCGTAAATAGCTACCTGTACTTGTAGATTTGATACTACGTTTACGCTCATGTAAGCCTGTGGGCTTTCATAAACAGTAAATGCCTCTGGCGCAAGAATAAACGCAGAGTTATCAACGACTCCAGCGGTCATAAATCTATCTACATAGAGATCTAGACCTAATACGTTACCGCGTACAGAGTTATTAGCTACCTGACCAGCTGCGTTAGCAAGTGCAGATGGGTTTGGCTGGTAAGCGTTAAAAATTGGGCGGCCTGTGGTATCTACTGCACCTAATAGCAGATTATAAATACCTGTGCTGCCTACAAAGTTTTGTGCAAAGTAGCCGCTGTTCTTGTAAACGTTAGCTGTACTTTCAGCGGTATAAGAAATCAAACCTGCCGCTGTAGCTGCTACGCCTGTGCTAGTAAAGCCTGTTGCGTTAATTGCACTAATAACAGCGCTATCTGTTGCGTTCATATATGCGTTCTGCATTTGCTGTGTTAATTCAGCAAAAAAGCCCGGATTATCTGTACGCTCTAGTAGTTCTACAGACAGAGTGTTCATACCAGCATACTTATTTACAGTTCCAGTTAGATACTCAGTTACCATACCTGTATTAGATACAGCGCCGGCTTCTGCCTCTACAGTAACGGTAGGTGCTACACCATTTAGCCCGCCGTTTGAGTCTACAAGTGCAGGCACGTTAATTGTGTTGCCCTTAGGTGGCAAAACTCCACGGCTGCAAGCATCTACAGCGCTGCGTGGAAAACGTGTGTTAGAAATGAATTCTGTTAGGTACTGGGTGGGGTTAAAACTTGGATTTGTTGTCCAGCTATCATCTGCAGCTGTTACATATAGCTTTGACTCATCATTACCTAAAGCAGCTTTGATTTTATGCTCTGTGTATGCGCCCATAGATGTAATCGGTGTGCGTACTCTCTGTGAGTTAAGCGCACTTGGCTTAATAATTCTGCGGCTGGCCTCTACCGGTTCGGTAACGCCCTCGGCATCTTTTGACTCATAGCTAACGCTCTTTAGCGTTACTGTCGCACCGTCTGGTAGGTAAGTACCTTCCGCTGCCATTTCTTCCGGGGCTTTATCCACGGTTTCTCCTGTCGTTTCTGTTGGTTGGTTTGGATCTACTGCGTTTTCTTGTGCAGCAATTTTTAACACGGCAGCGCTTGGAAATGCAGCGCTCTCTACTAGAGATACCTCTTTCAAGGTAGCAGCCGTAACTAGCAGATAATCTTTTTCTTGGCGTGAGTCCTCTACCTCTACACCTACGCTAAGCCCATCCATTAGCTGTTCTTGTGCGAGCAAAATTGCATCACTACCGCGGGTGCTAGCGCTTACCTTAAAGCTGCCATACAAACCCGTTTTATTACTGGTAACACTCTGCATACGCCCTACCGGCTTAGAATTATCGTGAGACATCAAAAGCTTAACCTTGCTTGGCTCTGGCACGGTTATAGAGTTTTCTGCAAACACTACGCGCCCGGCGCTTGTGTTGCCTACCTCGCCATAAGGCGCAATTTTGCCGCTAATCGTGCGCCTATCGCCGTTATCTACTGCCTCTATGTTGCCGCTAAATGTTAGTAGCATTTACTATTCCTTTATCTAGTCCATCTGGGCTTAATTCCTCTAACGCTCGCGCCTGCTCTACTGTAATTAGGTCAAGTGTTAGCATTTTCTCTATTGCCTCTAGTCTTTTTAGCGTATCAGCGCGTAAAAATGTTTCATCAAGTGCAAATCTAACTATGTTGCCGCGCCGGGTGATATCATCCATAGACAAGCGGTTTTCTATAGAGCTTAAAAATGGCTGTAATGAGTACGAAACGAAATCTTTCCTGTTTTCTATAGTGTTAGAGTATGTAAGGCTAGCGTTCATATCTGCACTAATGTAAAAAGCCGGTACGTTCATTAATCTGCTTATTTCCGTTGCTAAGTACTGGCTACTTTCATTATAGGTCATGTCCTTAGGTGAGTAGCCCACAGGCTGATAATCTAAGGTGCTAGTTAGGTAAGCGGTGCTGCGATTATTACGCGCTGCCTTCCACGCGGCTAGCAGCCCACTAATTTGTGCCTCTGGTAAATCTGCCCCACTATTCTTAATAAACCCTGTAGCCATAGGCGTAGCAGCTGCAACGCTAGCCGCTTTTTGTATATCTAACGCGGCCTGTATTGTGCGCCCGCCTGTTTCTAATACACCTGGTAACAAACTTTGGAAAGTAACTAGAGATCCTACGCCGCTATCTGGTACGCGTTGCCCGTTTATAGAGTAGTAATCAACCTCATCACCGTATTTATCTGTAGTTACTGTAACGCGTGTATTAGCTACCCACTCAAAGCCGCTAGGCCTTAAATCATCTTGGTAAACAGAATTAACACGCAAATAACCTACGCCGTAAAATAATAATGACTCTACTAGGTAAGCAATAGTTACGCTGCGTGGCTGTCTTAGGTCAAATTGATCTAACCAAACTGGGTTTTCTAATTTACGCCCTGTACTTTTTTGTATTAGCTCTAAATCTATACTTGCAATAACGCCACAGATTAAGTTACGGCATCTAGAAACTGCGGGTACTTGGAGAGCCAAGTTTCTATCTATAAACGGTACGCCGTTTGTATTGTATAAACCGCCAAAACTATAAACACCCGCGCCGTATGTCTGCGACATAATAGGCGGCGATAATTGCGCCTCTATATCTTTTTTGCCTATGCCTAGTGTTTGCAGTAATCCCATAGAGCGTATTATTGCCTAAAGGTCAAGTATATCTTTACCATACGCTTTGGGCGTGTCTAGGCGTATACCTTAGCCTCAGCTACAGGTTGAGCCATTATGTGTATAACCATAGCAAGGCCAATAGGTATATCTACAGGTCCGGCAGACTTGCGCCTCACAATACGCCACGCATCCGGGGTCTGTTTAGCTGCACAGTTAGCCATTTGCTGTATAAGCGCATCTTGCCCGCTATGCCTAAGCCTATTATTAACTAAAGCATCATACATATCGCTACAAGCGGTATAAAAGCTCTGTCCAGATACATCACGGGTCTGTACGCCTGCATTTTGTAGCCTTTGCGCAATACTGGCAGTAGTGTATTTGTCGTAGCAGACTAAACGCGGGTAATACAGATCTGACCACTTTTTTATACTAGCTGCTATAACTATTTCATCTACTGCTACCTGTGAGCTGTAGGTTTCTAGTACTGCAACGCCTATCTTGCCGTCTGGCAATACTTGGCCCATTACTAAGCTGGCATCTCGGCGGCTAGGGCTTACATCAAAGGCAAATACAGTAAGCGGGCCAGGGCTCATTTTTAGGTTTATGTCGCTTGCATCCTCAACAGCGCCAAACGGCCACGGGCTTTGTAAGCTGTCTATCCATTGGCTAAGGCTCTCTGTCCTAAACTGCTCTGTAGTCTGCACCGTTAGCGCCTCGGCTAGCGCTTCCTCAGTTATTAGTATGCCTAGCGCTGGGTTAGCAGATGCCCAAGCTTTACGATCATCTAAAGCGCAAAATGGCGGGGCGCTATATTCGTAATAGCCCATAGACGGCGGCGGGTTAGCCTGGCAGCGCTCGCGTAGCTCATTTAGCGTAGTGCTAAACGCATCACCAGCGTTGCTACACAATAAAGTTTGGCTATTAGGTTTTGCGCGGGTAACAGGAGTAGCAGCTGCGAAGGCTTCCTGTGTTATCTCGCGTAGCTCATCTATAAATAGAAAGTCAGCGCTAGCACCGCGCGAGCTATCGCGGGTAGCAGCTCTTACATCTAGCCTAGCCCCGCTTTTTAAGATTATTGCCTCATTACCGTTTGTGTAAAGTATCTTTTTTAGTTGCTTCTTTAGCTCTGGGTTATCCTCTATTGCATTAGCTACCTCTCTAAAGGTAGTAAGGGCCATAGATCTAGCAGAGCTAATAATTATGTGATTACGCTCATTGAACAAAAACAGGCCAGCTAATATACGCATACGCGCTAAATGTGTCTTTCCGTTTTGACGGCTTGTAATGGCGAGGCAGGTCTTGCGTACGAACATTTTATTTTTATCTATTGTCAGCATATCGTCTAGCACTAGGCGCTGCCAGGGTAAAAGCGGCAGCCCTATTTTCTCTGCTAGCTCTGCAACCTCGCCGCCGCGTGTAGGCCCAGATAACAAAGCGTTATGCAAGCGCGGTTTCGCTAGCCCCCGGAGCGGCTGTTTAGGTTTACTAGTCATTAGTTAGCGCTCTGTTCAGGCTGGCCCAAACAGGGCCCGCTTTGTGGCGTTATGTC